GCGGAGATGGAGCGGCGCGAGGTGGGAAAGCCGCCGAGACTACATCTCGGCATGAGCGGCGGCGGATACTGTTCGCGTCGGCAGTGGTACGGCTGGCTATGGGCTGCACCGCGCAGCATACCAGCGCGCGGATTGTGCGCGATCGATGACGGCAACCGCGGCGAAGACGTGATTGCAGCGCGGCTGCAAGCGGCGCCAGGTTCGTCGTTGCTGACGCGCGATCCAGAAACCGGGCGACAGTTTGAGGTCGTTGATGCCGGCGGGCATGTGGCGGGCCACATGGACGGCGTCGTTTACGGCCATCCGGCGGCACCAAAGACGCCGCATGTGTGGGAATGCAAGGTGGTCAACCAGCGCAAGTTTGACGCCTTCCGCAAGCTCAAAGCAAAGGATGGCGAGAAGGCGACACTGCGGCAATGGGATTACGTCTACTGGGTCCAGGCGCAGCTTTATATGCTGCACGGCGGCTACACGCGGCACTGGACGACCGTTGCGTCGGCAGGGTGCCGCGATTGGGACAGCTGCCGCACCGAGTTCGTGCGCGACGAGGCTGAGTATTTGGCTGAGCGGATGCGGTCGATGGTCGAGAATGTCGGCGAGTTGCCGGAGCGCGTGGCGGAAACGCCGAAGGCGCCCGACTGCATGTGGTGCGACTACAAGGACATTTGCCACGAAGGCGCGCCCGTCGCTTTGAACTGCCGCACCTGTTCGTTCGCCAAGCCGGTCGATGGGCCGCAATGGCTTTGCACAAAGCACAAAAAATATCTGGATGCCGGCGAGCAAGCGGCGGGCTGCGGTGATTATTCCAAGCGTGAGGCGATGGCGTGATCTGCCCCGACTGCGATGGCGAGGGCGAGGTCGAGCGCGAGCGCGTGGTCGGCGGCTACAGCCACGGCAACCCCTGGCAGGGGTACGACGTTTATTGGGTTGAGTGCGAGCGGTGCGGTGGATGGGGCGAGGTTGAGGATGACGAATGTTGAATGTGATTAGCCTTGGCGCGGGTGTGCAAAGCACAGTGATGGCGCTGATGGCGGCACACGGTGAACTGCCGATGCCCGACTGCGCGATCTTTGCTGATACGCAGTGGGAGCCGCCAGAAGTTTATGCGCATTTAGATTGGCTTGAGGCGCAGCTACCGTTTCCCGTTCACCGGGTGACAATGGGCGATTTGCGCGCGGACACGATTGCTGGCGGTTCTCCATCGCTGGGAGATTTTCAACCAATTCCGTTCTTTACGTTGGAAAATGAGACAGAGGGGATCGGTCGGCGTGAATGCACCAGCCATTACAAAATCAAACCAATCCGATTGAAGATGCGCGAAATGCTGGGTCTAAAAAAAGGCCAGCGCAGTAAAGGCGTAGTCGCCCGCACATGGATTGGCATCAGCACCGACGAAGCGATGCGGATGAAACCAGCGCGGGACGCTTGGATTGAAAATGTTTGGCCGCTTATAGACGCTGAAATGTCGCGCCAAGATTGTTTGCGGTGGTTTGAGAAGCGATACCCGCTGCGGCCACTAGCAAAATCTGCTTGCATTGGTTGTCCGTTTCACAACGCTCGCGAGTGGCGAGACATGAAACTGAACGACCCTTCGTCATTCGCTGATGCTGTGGCTTTTGACAAAGCCATCCGAAAAAGCACGCGCGGTAACAAGCAGCAATTTTTACACCCGCAACGTAAGCCGCTGGACGAAGTGGACTTTCGCAACCTGGAAGACATGGGGCAACTCAACTTCTTTAACGAGGAGTGCGAGGGCATGTGTGGGGTGTGACGCACGGCCTGTGCGCGGTGTGCTGGAAACCAGATCGTGGGTTTGGCTGGTCGCCGCGACTGATTGGTTCGAGCCGGCCTGATCGCTGGTGCTGTACGAGGGAACATTTGAGATGGTGGAGAGAGAGGAAGATGGATTGGACGGACGAAGAGAACGAAATGATTTTGGAAGCCGGCAAGTCTGGCGGGCAGTATCTGGAGTCGATCGGGATCACTGATCTGCGGGCGCTCGACAAGGGCCAGTGGCTGATGTTCTTGCGGTCGGTCATCGGGCGGTCGGCTGAGTTGAACGCTGGCCGGCGGGCGGCTGAGTTAAACGACGATATTCCATTTTGATGGCTCAAAAAAAAACTTCTCCGTCCTTGACCTGTTCTCAGGCATCGGAGGGTTCAGTCTCGGACTTGAGGCAGCAGGAGCTTTTCGGACAGTCGCATTCTGTGAGCAAGACGCCTTCTGCCAAGCTGTTCTGCGAAAGCATTGGCCCGACGTCCCGATCTACGATGATGTCAGAACCATCGACGCAGATCGACTTGGAAGAGTTGACCTCATCTGCGGCGGGTTCCCATGCCAGCCGTGGTCCGTTGCCGGGGAGCAGCGAGGCGCAGAAGATGACCGAGATCTCTGGCCGGAAATGCTGCGAGTTATTGAAGCTGTACAAAGTCGGTGGGTCATTGGCGAAAATGTCCGAGGCTTTGTTAACGAACCGCTGGGCCTCCAGCGCAGCCTTTCTGACTTGGAAAGCATCGGATACCAAGCCGTCCCATTTGTTATTCCAGCTTGCGCCGTCGATGCCCCCCACCGACGAGACCGGGTCTGGATCATCGCCGCGAAAGATGGCACCAACGCCGACAGCAAGCGATCACATAGAACGGACATCAACGAGCAGCGAGAAAGTAAACCCGCTGACGGGGAAGAGCGTATCGCTGGACAGGTTCGTGCGGTTCTGGCCGGACGCGGAGACGCAGGAAAGCGGCAAACCGAAAATGTGGCCGACGCCGAGAGCCTCCGAGTGGAAAGGGACAGGGCCGCTTGGCAGCAAAAGCCACAAACACCACCTGACCAAAGGCTACCTAGACGCGACAGTGCAGGAAGCGGAGCAGGTCACTGGGCAACTGAACCCGACGTGGGTCGAGTGGCTCATGGGATTTCCAACCGGGCACACCGACTTAAAGCCCTCGGAAATGCCGTCGTCCCGCAAGTCGTTACGCAAATCGGCAAAGCAATCATCGAAGCGGAGGGCTGATGGTCGCGATACCTGAGATAATCATCCGACCGCAGGTGAGCGGCTTGGAATCTGTGCGCGACTTCACCGACGCGGCGTCCGCGTTCGGTCTGCGCCTGGCTGGCGTGGCGGTGGCAGATGACCAAATCCATCGTGTGCCGGATGGCGAAGCGCGCGGCAAGAACACGTCGGGCTGGTACGTTCTGTCCGAGTTGGACGGCATCTTGTACGGGTCGTTCGGATCGTGGAAGGCGGGACGCGGTCAGCAGACATGGTGCAGCCGTGAGGCTGGCGCGCTAACCATTGTTGAGAAGCACAACATCCAGCTTGCGCGTGAGCGGCAGGCGGCAGAGATTGAGGCGCGGCGCCTTGAGGCAGCGGCACAGGCGGAGCAAGACATTGCCGCGGCAGAGTTCGCGGTCGATCATCCTTACCTGGTAGCCAAGCAGGTCGGATCGCACGGGTTGCTGCTGGACGGCGACAAGCTGCTGATCCCGATCGTGGATAGTACCGGACAGGTGATCTCGCACCAGACCATTGGGCCTGATGGCGAAAAGCGGTTTCTGGCCGGCGGACGCAAGAAGGGAGGCTTCTTCATGCTGGGGCGCCCATCCGGCGTGATCTATGTGGCGGAAGGCTATTCCACGGCAGCGTCTGTATCTGAGGCGACCGGACAGTGCGCGGTGTGTGCGTTCGATGCGGGCAACCTGGCGCCGGTGGTGGAAGGATTGCGGGCTGCGTGGCCGCGCGCCGAGATCGTGATTGCGGCCGATAACGACGCCAGCGGTGCGGGCATGGACGGTGCGAGGAAGGCGAAGCCCGACTACATCGTCATGCCGGACGAGGTTGGTGCCGATTGGAACGACGTGTGGGTGTCTGATGGCCGTCAGGCGGTCTTGGATGGCGTCCAGAGTCGCATTGTGCGCGTTATGGCATCAGGCTTCAGTGCTGCCGACATGCGCGGCGTGGAGCCGCGGCGGTGGCTATATGGCAAGCATCTGATCCGTGGATATGTGTCGGCTACCGTGTCGCCGGGTGGCGTGGGCAAAACCACGCTGGAACTGACCGAAGCCATCGCGTTGGCGACGGGGCGCGACCTGCTGGGCGTTCCAGTGCGCGAGCGGGTTCGAGTGTGGCATTACAACTTGGAAGATCCGCGCGACGAGCTTCTGCGGCGGGCGTGGGCTATCTGTGAGCATTATAGGATTGATCCCAGTGAGCTTGAGGGCTGGCTGTTCTTGGATTCGGGCCGCGACTGCAAGATGATTGTCGCCGAACCAGTGGACGGCATTGTGGCGCCGACAGTGGCCGCGGAGCAGGTAATTGAGCAGATGCAGCGGCTGAACATCGGGCTGCTCCAGGTCGATCCGTTGGTGAAGGCCCACTACGCCGAAGAGAACGACAACAAGCAGATCGATGCGGTGCTGGACGTGTTCGCTGATGTAGCAAAGCGGTGCGGTGCGGCGATCGATCTTGTCCATCACACCCGCAAGCCGCCGTCTGGGTTTGTTGCTACTGCCGGCGACATAAACACCGCGCGAGGCGCCGGCGCTTTGGCCGGTGCCGTGCGATCGGCGCGGACCATTACACCAATGTCAGACAAAGAGGCTGAAGGCTTCGACATCCTGCCCGCGCGGCGGTCGTGGTACGTCCGCGTGGACGACGCGAAGGGCAATATGAGCGCACCCAGCGCGGATGCGGTGTGGTTCGAGCGTCATTCGGTTGAGTTAATGCAGGGCGATTATGTGGGCGTTCTGGCGCCCTGGTCGCCGCCTGATCCATTTGACGGGCTGGGCGTTGATGGTGCGCGGCGTGCTTTGCTGCTGATTGGCGAGGGGTTGGACGACGGCCAACGCTACACTTGGACCCAAAGGTCGGCCGCACGTTGGGCCGGCACAGTGCTGGTGCAAATGGGCATCGCAGACGGCGCAGCAAAAACCATCATTCGAGCGTGGCAACAGTCCGGCGTCCTGTATTCAGATGAATACAAGAACCCAGTTCGCCGGCGATCTGATGAAGGATTATTCGTTGATTTTGACAAGCTGCCGGGGGTGAACAATGGGTGAACATTGGGGTGTCTGTTTTTGGTCTGTTACTGCGCGCTTACTGCGCACTAGCTGCGCAAAAAGTGCGCGCGCAGAAAAATTCCGTACTAGTTTACTGCGCACGCGCACGCCAATGCGCTTGCTGCGCATTTGGCGCGCACTTGGTGCGCAGTAAACGTGGCTAGTACGTTGGCGAAAGGTGCGCAATGATGGGTGAGTTTGAAGCCTTGCGGCAGCGTGTCGGCGATGTCGATGGGTTGGTTGGTTTGTTCTTTGAAGCCGCTGAGACTGAGCGGAAGATGCCGGGAGTTATGCGGAAGAAGTATCGCGTGGCTTGGCCGACTTATCTGCCTGATCCGGGGCTGGCTTATGGGTATGGAGAGTTTGAGGTGCGACCGAGTCCGGCTGATGCGGGTGAGGTCGATCGCTGGGATGCTGCGCTGCGGCTTACAAGGCTGCTGGAGGCCGATGACGCTCGTTTGGTATGGGCAGTAGCCCATTCGGCCGTGAGGCGGCAGAGAGGGCCGGCATGGCGCCGTGTGGCGGGTTTGGTGGGCTGTCACCCGGCGACGGCCAAGCGGCGGTTTGAGCGGGCTATTTTGGAGTTGTGGTACAAGATATAGTGTTTGGTGTTGACGATGCACACCAAATGTGGGTATTTTTCTGTATGGTGGCGTTCTGACGCCAATCACCCGCTTCGGCGGGTTTTTTTATGGGTGGATGATGACCAAGCGGTTCAAGGTCACGAAGTCGAAGATGCAGGAAGTCTGCGACGAACTCGCGAAGGGCAAGTCGCTGCGTTCGGTGTGTGACAAGGGCGAGAACATGCCGCATTGGGTCACGGTGCTGAAGGCGGTGCAGCGTGATGAAGACCTGTTTGATATGTACAGCCGGGCGAGAGCGATCGGTGCCGAGGTTCTGAGCGACGAGATGCACGATCTGGCGGCGTCTCCGCTGCCGACAGACATGGACCCGCGATACATGAACGCAGAGGTGCAGCGGCGTCGGCTTGAGGTTGACACCAAGAAGTGGACGTTCGCGAAGATGCAGCCCCGTGGTGTGCGTCACAAGAAGGAAGACATTGAGCAGCAGAACGGACCTGTGACATTGGTCTGGGGTGCGGTGCCTGATGAGCAGGAGCAAGGCAAGTCTGAGCCGGCCGATGTCATCAAGCTGGTGGCTGACGACACGTCGAAACAATAGTTTTTTTAAGTAGACGGAGGCGGCTATCGATACGCGCGCGATGCCGCAATTGCAACGCATTCGCAGCGGCCACGGATAGATAATCAGTAGGTCAGCGCAATGTTTTCAATGGGTTAGCGTCCGCTGGCGATGGGGGGGTGCCATTTTTTTTTCGATTTCGGCAAATGCCTACCCCTCCCCCCCCAAGACCGCCCGCCGCTTCCCTAGACGATAATACATCGAAGAATGAGGCTCAGACGCTCTGAGCCTGAACCGGAGCAGCGCCACATGGCATCACCCGCCTGGACCCGCAAAGAAGGCAAGAACCCGAAAGGCGGCTTAAACGCCAAAGGCCGCGCCAGCTACAAGTCCGGCACGCTCAAGCCGCCGGTCAAGAAAGGCGACAATCCTCGCCGCGCCAGTTTCCTCGCCCGCATGGGCAACATGAAGGGGCCAGAGCGCGATGCGAAGGGACGCCCCACGCGTCTCTCTCTTTCTCTCCGCGCGTGGGGCGCTTCATCCAAGGCCGACGCGAAGAGCAAAGCGGCGGCAATCTCGAAACGAAACAAGGCGAAAAAAGCATGAGCCTCTACGCAAACATGAACGCTCGCAAAAAAGCCGGCACCAGCCGGCCGAAAAGCAAATCCACCGTAAGTTCGAAAGCCTACGCCAACATGAAGGCCGGGTTTCCGAAGAAGAAAAAGAAGTCTGTGATGGGCCGCGGCTAATGCACTATTCCGCCTACTGCGTCCCTGACATGGAGGGCAAGGTAGGCTTGTGCGTGATGCTTGAGGGCTTTGACACCCAGGAGGCCGCTGAATGGTTCCTGCAACAGCTTATGGGGCCGTTTGAGGGCTGGGAAGACTCTGCCGGCGAGCTTGTGCATTGAAGACGATAGAGATCGATTACACGCCGCGCCCGTTGCAGCGGGAACTGCATCAGATGCTGGATCAGAACCGCTTCAACGTGCTGGTCATGCATCGCCGGTTCGGCAAGACGGTCTGTGCCATCAATCATCTGCTCAAGCGCGCGATCGAAGAACAGAAGCCCAACCCGCGGCTGGCGTACATAGCGCCGACGTATCGCCAGGCAAAGAACGTCGCATGGGACTATCTCAAGCAGTTCAGCGGAAAGATTCCCGGCACGAAGTACCATGAGACGGAACTGCGCTGCGATCTGCCTAACGGCGCCAGAATAAGCCTTCTGGGATCAGAAAACCCCTCAAGTCTGAGAGGCATCTATCTCGATTTTGCCGTGATGGACGAGGTCGCGGATATGCCGGAAAGCATATTCCCCGAAGTCATCCGCCCGGCACTGTCTGACAGAAAAGGCGGTTGCACGTTTATAGGCACGCCGCAGGGCCACAACTACTTTCACGATTTGTGGGAAGCCGCCGCCAGCACAAAGGGCTGGGCGCGCCAGATGTACAAGGCATCTGAAACCAATCTGCTGGATGCGGAAGAACTGGAAGCCGCGAAGGCAACCATGACGATCGACCAGTACAATCAGGAGTTCGAATGCAGCTGGGTTGCGAACGTACCCGGCAGCATTTTTGGCAAAGAGTTACAGGATCTTGATGACAAAAAACGTATTACGAGCGTTCCGCACGATCCGGCTAATAAGGTCGATACGTTCTGGGATATCGGGATGCATGACTACACTGCGATCTGGTTTACGCAAAGCGTGGGCCGCGGTGAGGTGCAGGTTATCGACTACTACGAAAACCGTGGCGAAGGTCTGCCGCACTATGTGCGGCATCTGCATAGCCTGGGTTACACATACGGCTCGCACTACGGGCCGCATGATCTGGAAGTGCGTGAGATGGGCAGCGGTAAAAGCCGTCGAGAAACTGCATATGATTTGGGGCTGAACTTTCGCGTCGTCCCACGCCTTCCAGTTGAAGATGGCATCCATGCCGCGAGACTTTTGATTCCGCGCTGTTACATCGATCGCGACAATTGCCGCCAGGGTCTTGAGTCTTTGCGTCACTACCATCGCAAATATAACGACCGCACAAGAAAATTTCGCGACCAGCCAGTACACGATTGGTCAAGCCATGCCGCTGATGCGTTTCGCTATATGGCTGTTGGCATGAAAACCGTCACCGACAACGCACGACCGCCCCAGGCGGTTGCGCAGAATAAATACGATCCATTTGGAGCAGCTGCATGAGTGGTCTTTTTTCCAGTAAAGCACCGGCACCGCCGCCGATACCGCCTGTCCCCCCGCCCGCGCCGATCAAAGATCCCAGCACTGCGGTGGAGGATGAAGTGCGTGCAGATCTCAAACGCCGCAAAGGTCGGACCAGCACGATCGCGACCAGCGGATCAGGACTAACCACCGAAGCAGAAGTCAGCAAAACGTCTTTGCTGGGGAGTAAATAATGAGCGGTATTTTTTCAAGCCCAGCCCCTACGCCACCGCCACCGCCGCCCGTGCAGCCCGCGCCTGTGGTGCGCCCTAGTGCTGTCGTTAACGTAGGCGACAAGGACGGCGAGGATAAAAAGCGTCTGGCAAAGGTCCGCACCGGCGCCGGCACTGGCGCACGCATGACTACCAGCGTTTTGGGTAGCGCCTCGACTGACACCAAAGAAAAGCTGGGCGCCTAGTATGGCGGAGGACGATCGCGCCCGCGTTCTGCTGAAGCGGCTGGACAAGCTGCGCGTACAGCGCGCGACGTGGGAGCAGCACTGGCAAGAGGTCGCCGAGTACGTTGTGCCGCGTAAGGCGGACGTGACGAAGAAGCGTTCTGCCGGCGACAAGCGCATGGAGCAGATTTACGACGGCACCGCGATCCAAGCCGCTGAAATGCTTTCCGCCTCACTGCATGGGATGCTGACCAACCCGTCAATGAACTGGTTTGATCTGGCATACCTTGATGAGGAATTGAACAACGACGACGAGGCGAAGGAGTTTCTGGAAGCCGTTACGGGTATCATGCAGCGAGAGTTTCAGCGCAGTAACTTTGCGGAACAGATACACGAATTGTACAGCGACCTGGTGACGTTTGGCACCGGCGTGATGATGATTGATTCCGCACCCGAAGGCGAAGGGGTCCGGTTCGGTACACGCCATATCAGCGAGTGCTACCTGTCCGAAGATCAGTTTGGCCGCGTAGACACGGTTTTCCGTGAGTTCAAAATGTCTGTGCGATCGGTCGCGCAGATGTTTGGTGCTGAGAAACTTAGCGAAAAGATGCAGCGCAAGTTGGAGCGTGACCCATACGAAGATGTCAAGCTGGTGCATGTGGTGATGCCGCGCACTGAGCGCGACGCACAACGCATTGACGCGAACAACAAACCGTTTGCCAGTATTTACATGGACCCCGGCGAGAAGATTGTTTTGCGCGAAGCCGGCTATGACGAGTTTCCCTACGTTGCACCCCGCTGGCTCAAAAGCAGCTTCGAACAAAACTACGGACGTTCGCCCGCGATGACCAGTTTGCCTGATGCAAAAATGATTAACGCCATGTCGCGCGTTACAATCATGGCCGCACAGAAGCAGGTAGACCCGCCCCTGATGGTGCCGGACGATGGGTTCATGTTGCCGATCCGCACCACGCCAGGCGGCTTGAACTTCTACCGCGGCGGTACGCGCGATCGCATTGAGCCTTTGCAGATTGGCGCTAATAATCCGCTTGGCCTTAATCTTGAAGAACAGCGCCGCCAGGCGATCCGATCGGCGTTTTACGTTGATCAGCTTACACTTGGCACCGGGCCGCAGATGACTGCGACCGAGGTAGTCAGCCGCACTGAAGAGAAGATGCGGCTACTTGGGCCAGTGCTGGGTCGTCTCCAGGCTGAACTTCTTCAGCCCATGATCAGCCGCGTATACGAAATATTGAACCGGCAGAATAAATTGCCGGCCGCGCCAGAAACGCTGCTCAATAATGATCTGGATATTGAGTACGTCAGCCCGCTTGCGAAAGCGCAGCGTCAGTCCGACGTGCAGGGCATCGTGCGGTTGTTCGAACTTCTCAGCCCGCTTGCTGGAATAGACCCGACAGTGTTTGACCATCTTGATACCGATGGCTTGGTCCGCTACATGCTGCATACGCTATCGATCCCGGCCCGCGTGACAAAGGGTGAAGGTGAGATCATGCGCGAGCGAGCGCAGCGCCAAGAACAGGCGCAGGTGCAGCAGCAGCTGAACGAGGCGACACAAACCGCCGAGGCTTTGGGTTCGGTAGCGCCAGCGATCAAGGTGCTACAGCAAGGCACGCCATAGATGATTGAAGAGCTACGGCAGGACGCAAAGCAGATCCTCGACACCAATGAAGGTGAACGGCTGCTTGAAGACCTCAAGCGTCGGTATGGGTTCTATCAACCAACATTCCGCGGTGATCCATATGAAACCGCATATGCCGAAGGGCAGCGCAGCGTGCTGCTTTTCATCCTGTCGCTAATCAGCGACGACCAGCCACCACAAGGAGAAGAGAACAGTGTCTGAAGAAGAACAGGTAGCGGAGGTCTCCGAAGCGGAGGTAGCCCCGTCTGGCGATTGGAAAGACAACCTGCCCGAAGACATTCGCGGGCATACAGCCCTTGGTCCGATCAATGATGTTGAAAATCTTGCGAAGGCATATGTCAACGCAAGCAGCATGATCGGCCGGGATAAAATACCGCTGCCGGGTGAGCATAGCAGTCCAGACGATTGGAACGAGGTATTCACGCGGTTAGGCCGGCCAGAGTCGGCCGAAGGGTATGAGGTCGATGCTGGTGAAGGCGCCGAGAGTGAACTTGTGGATTGGTTCAAAAATACGGCGCACGATATTGGTCTGAACAACAAACAGGCCCAGCAGCTGATGTCCGCTTATAACGACATGGCGCAAGGACAAGCCGAAGCCGGGTTTGATGTTGAGGAAATACGCAATCAGGTAAACTCTGATCTGCGCGCAGAATACGGTTCTGCTTTAGATGATCGCTTGTCCCTGGCTAATGGGCTGGTGCAGAATTTCGGTGGCGAAGAAATGACCGAAATCCAGCTGGCTGATGGCACGCTTCTGGGTGACAACCCGGAGTTTATCAAGGCGATGATTAACGTTGGCGAGTACATCCGCGAACGTGTCAGCGAAGATGATTTTGCGGGCATCGACAAGTCCGACATGTCAATGACGCCATCGGAGTTGAACGAAAAAATTAAAGAGGTGGAAGCGCCTGACGGTCCCTTGTGGAACTCGGCGCATCCGCAGCACGCGCACTTTTTGGAAGAGCGCAATCGCCTCTACGAAATGCTCTACGGCAACGAAGCTGCCTAGAGATGTCGGGGTAGCCGGTAACGGTCCCGTGCTTGCGTAAAAGTCACGCCGTCGATCGCAGCGAATGCGAAGGTAAGGTCCGCGTCTGCGGGGAGCCGGCCGATTTTTCATAAACCTAACTAAGGAGTAACGCTTATGAGCGTTCAGATTACTACTGCGTTTTCGCAGCAGTTCTCGACGAACGTCGCTCTGCTTTCGCAGCAGCGCGGCAGCGCACTCCGTGGCGCGGTACGCGAAGAATCCGTAACTGGCGAAAAGGCATTTTTCGACCAGGTTGGTTCCGTAGCAGCCGTTAAACGGACGTCGAGACACGGGGATACCCCCCTTGTTGAAACCCCCCATTCCAGGCGTCAGGTGACACTTGAAACCTACGAATGGGCAGATCTTATTGACGATGCTGACAAAGTCCGCATGTTGATTGATCCAACCAGCACTTATGCCCAGGCGGCCGCTGCCGCTATGAACCGGGCTGTCGATGATGAAATCATCGCGGCAGCGACGGGTTCCTCTAAGACGGGGAAATCGGGCAGCACGTCCACGTCTCTGCCAGCTGGCAACATCATTGCCCACGGTAGTGCAGACATGACCGTAGCTAAGTTGCTGTCCGCGAAAGAGATCATGGACTCGGCAGATATTGATCCGTCGATTCCGCGGCATATCGCAGTTGGCCCCGCGCAGATCAGCGCGTTGCTGAATACGACTGAAGTAAAAAGTTCGGATTTCAATACGGTCCGTGCTTTAGCTCGCGGTGAGCTAAATTCCTTTTTGGGATTCACCTTCCATATGACCAATCGCTTGGCGGTTGCATCAAACATCCGCACCTGCTTCGCGTGGGCGCAGGACGGTGTGATGCTTGCCGTTGGCAAGGACGTCATGTCTCGCATCGAAGAACGGGCTGACAAGTCTTATTCCACTCAGGTGTACTATTGCCAATCGATCGGCAGCACCCGTATGGAAGAGAGCAAAGTCGTTTCTGTTCTTTGCGATGAATCGGCATAAGGAGGACTGAACAATGGGTACTGCTAATTCAACCCTGGTCAGCAACTTCGAAGCTGATCCGCAAGTCTTCAACGACGTTTCCAACCTGCATGGCGTTATGCGTGTGGCTCAAGGAACGGTCGTTGTGGCAGCGGGCGACTCAGATAATGACGACATTCTGATGCTCGCTCCGATTCCGTCAAACGCGACTGTGCCGCACATCTTCGTCGGCTCAGACACGTTGGGTGGAAGCAACACTTTTAACGTAGGCATCTACACGGACGCCGGTGTTGTCAAAGACGAAGACGTCTTTGCCACTGCTGTCGCCGACGCAGGTGCTATGGCTGACGTGCGTTTCGAAGCCGCAAACATCAATACATGCGGTCAGAAGATGTACGAGCTTGCCGGCGATTCTGCTGATCCCGGCGGGTACTACTACATCGCGGTCACGATGGCCGCCGCGGGTGGAACTGAGGGCGACCTGTCCTTCATCATCCACTACGTCGTTAGTTAAGTGAGAGGGGCGGCTTATGCCGCCCCTTTTCTTTTTAGGAAATCTGAATGGCTTCTGCGGTTGATATTTGTAACAGCGCGCTCAACAACATTGGTGCGTCCAACATCATAGCGTTGACTGAGGACAGCCGCGCCGGCCGTCTGTGCAATCAGCGTTATGAATTTGTACGGGACAGTGTGTTCCGTTCACATCCGTGGAACTGTTTAATCAAGCGCGCCTCGCTCGCACAAGATACCGATGCGCCCGCTTGGGAGTATGCATACAGCTACCAGTTGCCGGCAGACCCGTACTGTCTTCGCATACTGGAAGTAGAGGGTGAGCAGGATGGCGTTGAATACGTCATTGAAGGACGCAAGCTGCTGACCGACGAAGGCACGATAAAAATCCGGTACATCGCCCGCGTTACTGATCCAAACGAATATGACGTACTGTTGATAGAAGCGATCGCGGCGGCGCTCGCCGCTGATTTGTCTTATCCGGTCGCTAACAGCGTCGGGCTGCAACAAAATATGTATAGCGTATACCAGGCGAAGCTGTCTGAAGCGCGTTTCGTTGACGCTACTGAAGGCACGCCAGACGTGATCGGCGCCACCGACTTCATCAACGCGAGGCTCTAATGGCGCGACTGAGCTACGCGTTTGCCAATTTTACAGCCGGGGAACTAAGCCCGCGGCTTGATGGACGGTTCGATCTGTCCAAGTATCGCAACGGATGCTCGACGCTTGAAAACCTTTTAGTCCATCCACACGGCGGCGCAACGCGGAGGCCCGGCAGTTATTATGTTGCTGGTGTAAAAACAAACAGCGCAAAAACGACTTTAATTCCGTTCGAATTTAACACCGAGCAGACTTACATAATCGAGGCGGGGAACGAATATTTTCGTTTCTACAAAGACAACGGGCAGATAACGTCTGGCGGTAGCGCATACGAAATAGCAACGCCATATGCGACGGCAGATTTGTTTGAATTGCGCTATGCGCAATCCGCCGACACGATGTTTATCGTGCATCCCAATTATGCTCCGCGCAAGCTAACCCGCACCGCACACACTGCATGGACGCTGACAGAAGTCGCGTTTGAGTTCGGGCCGTTTCTGGATGAGAACACGACGGACACGACGCTGACCGCAAACGGCCGCGACGGGAGCATCACGCTAACCGCCAGCGCAGATTTATTTGCAGCGTCCGATGTCGGACGGTTGGTCAAAATACACGACGGTTTTGCAAAAATTACGGGCCACACAAATGCAACGCTTGTAGCCGCAACAGTGCAGAAAAATCTGAAAGGTGATGCGGAGTTACTGCCCACCTACGCGGCTTCGACAATTTCGTTTAAGGAGGGCGACCCGTCGTCTACTGGCGCTGAACATAACGATCGGATCGTTGACACTGGTAAAAACTTTGTTGACCAAGGTTTCACTGTTGGGATGACGATCACGGTCAGCGGCACGTCGAGTAATAATGGCGACTACCTGATTGTTGATCTGACTGAAGACACTATTCTTGTGTCCCCTTCGGACGATCTTGTTAATGAAAGCGCCGGCAGTTCGTTCACAATTGTCGGCAAGCTAGAAGCAACCGACGAGTGGAGGCTTGGCGCCTTTTCAGTAACAACGGGCTTTCCTGGCGCAATTTGTTTCTTTGAGGAGCGCCTAGTTTTCGCCGGTACAACTAGCCAGCCGCAGACGGTTTTCTTCTCAGAAGCTGGTGGGTTTGAGCAGTTCAACAGCGGCGCTGATGACGCCGACGCGATGATCTACACCCTAGCGTCGAGCCAAGTGAATGTTATCCGTTACCTTGCGTCTGGCCGCGCTTTGGTGATCGGCACAAGCGGCGGTGAATTTATCGCTAGTTCTGGCAGTACGGCAGATCCGATTACACCGACGACGATCCAGATAAAACGGCAGACGCGATACGGCACGGCAAATGTTGACCCGGTCGCGACCGGCAACGTGGTGCTGTTTCTGCAACGTGCTAAACGCAAGGTTCGCGAACTGGTCTTCAACTACGATGTAGATGGATATGTGGCGCCAGACATGACGCTGCTTGCCGAGCATGTTAGCGAAGGCGGGTTTGAGCAGCTTGCAGTGCAGCAAGAGCCTGACAATGTGATATGGGCTGCACGCGCGGATGGACAGTTGTGCGGGCTAACTTATCGGCGAGAGGAAGATGTTGTCGCCTGGCACCGCCACATCATCGGTGGATCAGCGGGCAGCTGCACAATCACTGTGACTGACTACGCAAACATTGCTGTTGGCACGCGGCTTGTTCTCACTAAGGCAGACGGCTCGACAGTAACATTCACGTCAGAAACGGCCGGCGCTTCGTCGCCCGCCAGCACGACGGGCTTTAGGCCGAATACAAATAACAACACAACCGCCGATAATATTTTTACAGCCATTAACGCACACGCAGATTTTACTGTTGCCAACCCTGCCGCAAACGTTGTGACCGTCAACGAAACAAGTCCTGCTGGCAGTGGGTTCCTGACCATTACCACGGAAGACGCCACGCGCCTTGCGGTAACATCAGAAACGCAGCCGATCGTTGAAAGTGTTGCGGTTATTCCTGGGGATTTGAACGAAGATCAAGTTTGGATGATCGTGCAACGCACGATTAACGGAAGCACTGTCAGGTACGTTGAGTATTTAACGTCAGTCGATTTTGGTGGCGTTACGAACGACGCTTTTTATGTAGATAGTGGCCTGACGTACAGCGGGTCACCAGCCACAAGCATCAGCGGTCTGAACCATTTGGAGGGCGAGACTGTCACCATTCTTGCTGATGGCGCCGCCCACTCAAATAAGATTGTAAGCAGCGGCGCGATCACACTTGATCGATCAGCAAGCAAGGTTCACGTCGGGCTGGGTTACACCTCGACCCTGCGGACGATGCGCATCGAAGGTGGTTCTGTTGACGGTGTTAGCCAGGGCAAAGTCAAACGCATCCACGATGTCACTGTACGGCTCTATGAAACAGTCGGTGCAAAGGTTGGTGCGAGTGCATCAGCGACCGACGTCATACCTTTCCGCAGTAGCGCAGATCCGATGGATCAGGCGCTGGGTCTGTACACTGGCGACAAGACGATTGAATTTGATAACGGCTACGATACAGACGGCTTCGTTACGGTAGTGCAGGATCAGCCGCTGCCGCTGACGTTGCTTGGCATCTATGCGAGGCTTGAAGTCTTTGATCGGTAATTGGGTCAATTTCGAAGCAGATCATATCGCCTACATTATGAACGACACTGTGCAGCAATACTGGCGCGACAACGCCGAGGCGTTGATGGAGCGGCCGGGTTACACATTATTGGTTGATGACAAACCGATGCTGTCTTGCGGCGTGTTTGAGCTTTGGCCTGGCGTGGGCGAAACGTGGCTGGTGACAAGTTCAAACGTTGATAAACATCCGGTTGCGGTTGCGCGTTCAGTGCGATGGGGGCTTCGCCATTTGATTGAGCGTGAGGGGTTTTGGCGGGTGCAAGCCAACGTGCAAGTGGGATGGCCCGCGGCTGAACGTTTTGCTTACTGGATGGGCATGAAGGCGGAGGGGCTGATGCCCAAATTTGGAATAGATGGCGCTGATCACTGGCGCTTTGCATGGGTTAAAGAATAATGGCTGCACCATATATCGCCGCGGGGGCCGCTGTCGTTGGCGGGATGGTTTCCGCCAGTGGCGCGATGAAAAGCGGAAAGGCAGCGAAGGCGACTGCTGAGTACAACGCCAAAATCCAAGAACGCAACGCCAAGGTCGCTGAACAAGCAGCCGAGCAAACTATGCTCCAGGCTGACCGCGATGCTTTGCGCACGCAAGAACTCGGCGTAAATTTCATAATGGAGCAACAGGCGCGTTATGGCGCCAGCGGTGTGGTTGCCGGGACGGGTACGGCTTTGGACGTGGCGCTTGATAGCGCAAATAATATCGAAGAGTCGATCGCGCAGAGATATTACAAATCGGAGGTCGAGGCGATTGCGATGCGCGAACAAGCGGTTGATTCCCGATTGAGCGCGAACCTAAACAGAATGGAAGGTCGCGCCAGAATGCAAGCAGCCCGTACTCAAGCGATGAGTTCGATATTGGGCAGTGTTAACAGTGCGGCGATGGCGTTCGTATGAAAATTACAAAAATTGAACAGCCCCAAACTGGTTTTGTTGCGGGGTCCGGCGCGCGACCGCTTTCCGCACGGCTTAATGCTAGCGCGATGGCAGCACCCGGCCAAGCGGTTGCGCAGTTGGGCAATACGATTTCAAACATCGGTCAGCAATGGCTCGAAAAAGAAGTCGCCATTCGCAACCAGGCAGAGGTTTCGAAAGCTAAAAGCCACATGTCATCAGCCGTAGAGACAGCGCGCGAGATGGTGAAAACTATTCCTGATCCATTAGAAGCCGAACGTGTTTTTAATCGCTACGTTACCTCAGAACGTCAGCGGGTAGACAAGGGCGGGATCGAAGGTTTGTCGTTTACGACAGGCAGCGGCAAAAGAACTTGGCGCGCTGAAACATCAGCGATCATTGCGAACGGCGCCAAAAACGTGCGCACCACTGCGCGTGCTTTAATGGCCGAGACAGCAGTCACGGATAGCTACCGTACTCTTGACAAAATAGCGGTCGAGATGTCTACGGCGTCAACCGCCAGTGACCGCGCTCGCCTCGAAAGTGAAGTCCGAAAAGAGGCAATGAATCTAAAGCTGATGGGACACATCGGCCCCAAAGACGAATTTAACTTAGTCAAAAAGTATTTAGGCAAAGCGGACGTTTTGCAGGTTGAAGCGCAACTGCTTCAAGCAGAAAAAGAGGATAATCCGGAGGCCGCGGAAAATGTGTTTAGTGCGATACAAAGCCCAGAATCCTATCCAAATCTGGAGCCAGAAGATCGCCAAAATTTAAGCGAGCGGTCACTGCGATTAGCCAACCGATTGGAAAGCAAGGCACTGGCTACGGACGATCGCAAACAACGAAAAGCGAAAACACAATTAGAAGAACGACAGAACAAAAGATATCGGACGTATGCAGCGCAAATACAAAAATATCGCTTGAATAGCGGCAACGAACGACCGTCGCTGACCGCAATCCAAGACGATTTTGCAACAGGTGAAATCAGTGACAAGCAACGTACAACGTTGGAACGGATGCTTCAGTCGAGCGATGACCCGATCATTGTAGATAACATAGAACTGAACAATTTTTTCAAGGAAATACGCGCTGCTAATAGTGAGTCAGATCTTAACGCAATTGTAGACAGAGCCTATGGACAGGTCGGACTAACGCAGACGCTTGATACCGCGGAGCGCATTGAAAACCGAGCGCGGTCGCAGATAGCAAGAACGCCACAAGCGCAGCAAGAAAAGATATTTGGCAGCGTGCTGGATCAGGTCGCGCAGTCCGGTGGCATACTGGACAGCATTCTTCCTGGCGCAAAAGAAAAAGCAGCTGTTATTCGCGCACAATTTGAAGCCGACATCGATGACGGTGTGGCGGTTCCGCAAGCGTTCCGCAATGCCGTTGACGCATTACAGCAGGGGCAACGAACAAACCTGCGCAGTCTGGTGCCGCCACGATTGGGGGCAGCAAAAGATAAGCCGATGACTGAGTGGACTGTTGAGGATGTGAAGGAATCGCGCACGGAGACGAAGCGAGCCTTCCAAGGCAAAGCATCAAGCCTGGCTTTGGAACTGTTCAAGCTGCGCATTCTTGAAAATTACATCACAACGAAAACCCAGGTTAATAAAGACGCAGTAGATGAATTGAACAAGTTGAACCCAGAGAAATGATTTTTCCAACGTCAGTTTATAACGACTTCATCCCCAACTCTGGTGCCGAAGAAGAAGCGGCGCGGCTGTTGGAGGAAAAGGGATATGACGCGGAATATGTCGCGGAGAAAGACAAGAACGTAGATCTCAACTCCGACAATCCTGTCATAGATGAACTCCGGGGATTCAGCGACAACGAACGTGCGCTATGGATAGATTCATCACGCGAGCTTTATTCGCTGTTTGTTCGGCCGCAGGAACGGCGTAAGACCGGCAACCCAAGAGCAGATATGGCGCAGGATCGATTTTATAAAGAAGACGACTTTGGTGGCGACCTGACAATGCCGCCCCAGTTGAACGACGACGAAATCGGTCAGTGGGGCTTGGAGTTGATGGGCCGCTACAATTATCGCCCTGAGACGCAGCTGAGTTTTTTTGACGAAGTCGAAAACATGACTGAGCGCCAGCAAGCTGCGTTTTTCTCGTTGTTGCAAGGTTACGACAAACTGCCTGATGGCACTTGGTCTGGCACGAAACGCATGTTGGGAAACCTAGCAACCAGCCCAAGCACCTATCTAAGTCTTGGTACTTTGGGTACGGGGTTCCTTGCGCGTCTGGCTTTTAAGTCTGCTGGCAAGGCGGGCGTAATGAATTACATCCGCAGCTTAATACCGACGGCGATAGCAACAGGCGTCGAGAGTGGTGGTTACGCAAGCCTAGACGACGCAATGCGTCAGCAAGCGGCTATTGCCGCAGAGCAGCAAAAAGAATTTGATCTCGGCCGAAACCTGGTTGCAACCGGCGTCGGCACGGTAGCCGGGGCTGGGTTAGCCATGGGCCTTCCGGCAGCGGTGCAAGGCGGAGTGGCGCTTGCCAGAGGCGCAAACAACGCGCTTGGCGCAGCCGTTGACCGCATGGGCGGCGGTCAGGTTCTCAGTTCTGGGGTCGGGCCTGTAGACATACCTATGGCACCGGAAGGCGCGCGCGCGCACAAGGTTCCTCATCAGCTGCTGTCAGTCGGTACTGGCGCCCAACCACAATTCAAAGTCACCCAAGCATTTTCAGCCGCCAACAAGCCGGCTAATTTTTTAGCTATTGATGAAGCCAAGGCCGCGCACCCGCAAGCGTTAACATCGATCGAAAATTGGAACGCATTTCAGCAAGACACGTTTGGTGGCGATCTTTTGCCGGTCCCACCAATGCAAGCGATTAACTACGCGCAATCTTCTGAAGCGATGGCTGACAAACTGCAACAACTGTCGCCGGAAATGAAAGCGGGCGTGGACGAGGGGTTTGCTAATGTTTCGATATTGCGAGACATGTATTCGTCTGGCGAAGCTGACGCTGAAACCACCGCAAATCTTTTTGTCTGGGGCATTTTATCCCGCGGTGCCGGGCCTGTGCAGCAAGAGAGTGCCTACATCGACATTATTGCAGACGCGGGCGACCTGATTCAAAAAGCTGTAGACGGTACGTTTGACGACGTAGACTTGGCGCAATGGCAAAACATGATGCGCGAAAAATTGCCAGAAGGCTCGCCCGGTAAACAAGTTACGATGAACGTCAACGCAGCGGGCAAGCTGTTGCAAGAGCTTGCCAAAAAACCTGATGGAAGTGACCAAACAGTTCTGCAAACGCTTCATGCCATGATGGGCGACACTAATATGTCTGCGGGTCAAATTCGGCGCACGTTTATGGATCTGACAGACGGCGCTGGCATCGATAACAAGGTGGTTTCTTTTATCTTGCTGGTTGGCGGTCGCGACGACGTGCTGGTAATGGATCGAATCCAAAGTAGGCACTTGTGGGACGACGGCCGTTTTGAGGGCGCAAATATTTACGATGGCTTTGGCAAGGAAGGCACCACTGTCAAAGAAGGCTTGCAGGGCGTTATGCGTGGTCCGCGTGGGTTGTTGTTGACCGAGGCTTTAGAGGATGGACTTCGCGGAAATGTTGCTGAAGCATACCGTATGATTGGTCGCGAACAGGACGCAAGCCTCGGACGATTCCATTGGGAAAGCTGGGTTATTGATGGCGAGCAAGTTGTCGATCACGAAACCCTAAAGGCGGTGGCTAGTAAAAATCCAGTGGGCGTCGGTGTGCGGGAAGGTAAGCCTGGCACATTCTCATCGGGTATGCGGTACAAGCGTGGTGAAAGCGGTCAGGTTGTTGAGTACCCATTATCTGATGGGTCCGATGTTTACATGTCGCCACCACGCATGAAAGAATTTGAAAAGTATGTTAAAAATCCAAAGAATGGTATCATACCGAAAGGCTTTAAGGTAACGGAGCGAAAAGATGTCAGATGGTTCGAACGACCAGAAGTTGACCGAGAAAAACTCGACGCGGCAGCGCGAGAGTTCGCAAACGCAGACGCCCAAGGCAAAGTTGTTTCAAGCACTGCGCAACCTTGAGAAGGTTCCAACGCCTCTCAACGAGGCCGTTGAAGAATAAACGGCGTTCATAACGCGACCAACAGGCACCCTTTTGGGTGCCTTTTTTTATGAGGCAATATGGCTGTTAATCCGCAAAGCGGTTCCCTTCTGGGGACCGCTAATACACCGCCGCAACCTGACGGCACGCAAGTAGCCGGTATGCGTTTGCCGCCAGCAGTTACGCGCCGCGTGACGCAGGGCATCGATAAACTCTTTGACTCAGGCGCCGCTGTTGCTGATCAAACCGGCGACAACGTGCTGTCACGCGCTCGCAAAAAGTCGCAGGAATTGCAGGAGCGAAGAGCGGCAGAGACAGAGGTAAACACAACGGAACCGGCGCCCGCTGAAGCGGCCCCGGCGCCAGAAACAAATCCAATACCCACAGAGCCGGCGCCTGTCGCATCTGACGAGGTTGACCTCAACGCTAACCCGATCGATGAGACGTCTGCCCTGGAAGCGCCCAATGCGCGGGCAGCAGTATTGGAAACGCCGGACCCCTACGCGCGCTATATCAATGTCACTGATGAGGAAGGCCAAATCCTTATCGCGGCACCAAAGGAACGCGAGGCACTGCTTGAAGGCGGGCTGACTGATTTCAATAGCGAAAAAATGGTGGACGAGGCTGGCGTCCTTGAACGCGTTGAGACAATCAGCCAGCTGTACGCCGGCAAAATCAATGAAGACAAGCGCGGCGTCATAACGCTGCAAACCACCCGGCAAATGGCCGACTTGATCGGCGCCAGTGAAAAGCGGGTTGAAGAAGTGGCGCGGGCCTTACTCGGTCGTGAAGTCGGGCAAGGCATTGAGGTCAAAGGGCTGGGCATGGCAGAAACCATGCTGGCCGCAAAAGATATTCTGATGGGCGAGCTTGGCAAACTCGACAAACTGGCCGAGGCAGCGGAGGTAGGCGGGCCGGAACAGTTGGCGGCGTTTTTATACCAGCAGGAATTTGTCGCTAATTTGCAACGGCAATACAAAGGCGCGCAGACAGAATACGCTCGCACCGTATCAGCGATGCGTGCGCCGGCGCGTGCGCGGCCAGTAAGTGAAGACGTCAACGAATTGGTTAACGCTGATCGTATGCGTGGCCGTGATCTCACTAAATTGCTGGACGATTTTGGCGGCATGGAAGAGGTGCGCCGCCGCGCGGCTAATCATCTAAAGCTAGAAGATCCGACGCAGAAACTTGGTTTTGCGCGCGGCTTGTCCAAATGGAAACGTGTCAGCAACGCCGCATATGAAGTGTGGCATCACTTCCTGCTGACCAATCCAATCACACAATCCAAGAATATTCTGGGCGGCGTTATAAACACGCTGATACTGCCCAATGCTGAAATGCTTGGCGGCGCTATGGTCGGTGGCATCCGGCGTAGCATGGGCGCAAACGCGGCAGAGACAGCGACGTTCTCTGATTTGAACGCACAAATGTTCGGTCAAATCATGGCGCTGCGCGAGGCATTCGGTGCATCCGGCCGCGCGTTTATGAGCATGAGCGATGACATTGGCGGGTCTAAACTGGACCGGCCGCAATCAGAACTGGCGGCACCGTTCAGTGCGCGCGGTCTGGGTATTGACGCTGAAAATAACCCTATCCTGGCAACCGGCGCTGATGTGCTGGGAAACATATTAACGCTTGGCCGCGTGAGCTATCGCACGCTGCAAGGCGGCGATACGTTTTTCAAAGTGATTGCCGCTCGCGGAGAAATGTACAAACAAGCCATGATGGGCGGAGAGGCCCGCGGATTAAAGGGCGACGACCTGGTTGATTATGTCGCCGAATTTATGGCCGATCCCCCCGTGATTGCATTGGAAAAAGTTGAGGCGGTTGCCAAATACCAGACCCTACAGAGCGAGTTGGACAAGTATGGAAAATCAATCCAGACCATAACGCGCGCACCAATGATGCGCATTATGTTTCCATTTATCAAAACGCCTTACAACAGTGCCAAATACACTTTTGTTGATCGCACACCGCTGGGTATTTGGTGGGGTAATACCGGCGCAATGATCCGTGCTGGCGGCAAGCAAAAAGATGAGGCCGTTGCCCGCATCGCACTGGGTACGAGTGTGGGAATGACCGCTTTTAGTTTAGCCCTGACCGGCGACATCACCGGCGGCGGTCCATCAGATCCGCGTGCGAGAGAGGCGTTGCGCCTCAAAAATTGGCAACCGTATAGCATCAGGGTCGGTGGCGTTTATGTTAGCTATGCCGGGGTCGAACCGTTGTCCTCAATTCTTGGTGCGTGGGCTGACGCCGCAACAATCGGGGTCGCAACCAGTGGCGAAGACCCAACGTTCAATGATGTCGTCGGGGCTGCGTTAGGCGCTACCGTTTACAATCTTTCCAATAAAACCTTCATGCAGGGGTTTGCCAATCTCGGTCGCTCAATCGCTGACCCACAACGCTACGGCGTAAAAACTGTGGAAGATATGTTGCAGTCGCTCGTACCTCGCGTCCTTGGCTACGCAGAACGTTTGAATGATCCGCTGTTGAACGACGCCAAAGGCTTTATTGAAAATGCCAAAAAACAGATACCGGGCCTGTCGGCTGATTTGAAGCCGAAGGTCGATATGTTGGGTAATGACATCTACCTCGGCGTGCTTGAGGAAGATGGCAAACGCAACCTGGCACTGGGACCGGATTTTATATCGCCGGCGTATTTGAGCCGCGAAAAAACTTCGCCGGTGATCCGTGCCATTAATGCCGCGAAGGGCATCGCGTCCCGAAACTTTAGTCGGGAAATCAACATTCCTGGCTTGGACGAGCCTATCCAATTGCCCGATGAAATGCGCTACCAGCTGCAAAAGCGAACAGGAAAATTGGCCGAAAAAATGATTGGTGAACAGATCAAACAACCCGAAATCAAAATGATGATTGAAGCGGCGGAAAAGGGAAACAACGATATCCGCGATCTGCTCCGCAACAAGTTGGGCGGCGCCTACCTCAAAGCAAAACGACTTGCACTAGCAGAGACGATCGGCAGCAGCGGGGCTTTGCAACAATTTATTCAGAAACGCGCTGCGCAGGAAACGGCGGAAAAGGAAGCCCTCGGTGAAGGATTACAACAATGACGATTAGCTCAACGACAACCAAAAATAGCTACTCCGGTACAGGTAGCCAAACTGCGTTTGCTTACACATTCAAAATCTTCGCGGACAGCGAAATGCAGGTCATCATCCGCGCATCTACCGGCGTGGAGACAATCAAGACGCTTTCTACTCACTACAACGTCAGCGGGGCCGGCGCTGATGCTGGTGGCACGGTCACGTTTACTAGCGGCAACATTCCGGCAAGCGGCGAGACGGTGGTGCTGCGGCGTAACCTGGCGCTGACGCAAGGGACTGACTACGTAGAGAACGACCCGTTCCCGGCAGAGAGCCACGAAGACGGTCTTGATCGGCTGACAATGATTACCCAGGGGTTGCAGGAGCAGCTAGACCGCTCATTTAAGGTTAGCCGCACGAACTCAATTACCACGCCAGAGTTCACCGACGCTGCCGCCGCGCGCGCATCAAAGGCGCTAGGCTTTTCGTCAGACGGTAACTCGCTGGCAGTAGTAGACACAATCATCCTGCCGACTAGCATTGCATCTGCTGCTGGCAAAATGATCAGGGTCAACAGCGGCGAGACTGCCTACGAGTTCCAAACACCGGCGCAGGTGTTTACCAATTTGCTGGCGACGGAATCAAACGGCATGATCGCGCACGCCGGGTCTGGCAGCGCAGAGCCAAGGACCATCACCGGCACGTCTAATCAGATCACTGTGACAAACGGCGACGGCGTTAGCGGCAACCCGACGCTGTCGATCCCTGACGCAATCACGTTCACAGGCAAGACGGTCACGGCTGGCACATTCTCCGGCATGGTTGCCACCAGCACGATGGCTGGCGATCCGACATCGGCCCTGCATATTGCCACAAAACAGTATGTGGATGGCCTGCTGGCTGGCCTTGCCAAGCGCAGCACCGTCCGCGCTGCGACCACCGCAAATATTACGATTGCGACGGCGCTGAACAATGGTGACACGCTTGACGGCGTTACCCTGGCAAACGGAAATCTGGTGCTGGTCAAAGACCAAAGCACCGCCAGCCAAAACGGCATCTATGTCGTCGGTGCCAGCCCAGCGCGTGACGACCTGTTCGACAGTTACGACGAGCATCCCGGCGCGTTGATACACGTCGAAGAAGGCAGCGCAAACGCTGATAAATTGTTCCATTGCACATCGAACACGGGCGGCACGCTGGACACTACCGCAATCACGTTTGCAAACATTGTTCCCGGCAGCGGCGGCACGGTCACAAACATTGCCACGGCTGGTCTGGCAAGTGGTGGTGCCATCACGTCCACCGGGACAATTACTGTCAGCATTAACGGACAGTCCGGTTTAAGCGCCAGCCCGGTCGCGGCAGACGAGTTCGCGATCTACGACGCATCGGCAACCGCGCATAAGAAAATCACGACTACTGAACTGTTCGCCAGCGACGTGCTGACTGCGACGGCGCGTGAGTACACGAAAACGCAAAACTTCAACATGACCACGCTTTCCGATGGCGCAAACATTTCGTGGGACTTGTCCGCAAATCAGGTCGCGACCGTCACGCTGGCAGGCAATCGCACGTTGGATGCGCCTAGCAATCAGGTCGCGGGTGCAACCTACATCCTGATCGTGAAACAAGACGGCACGGGGTCACGGACGCTGAACACCAGCGCGTCCGCATACAAATTCCCAGGCGGCACGGAGCCGACGTTGTCCACTGGTGCCAACGCGGTGGACATCCTCACCTTTGTCAGCGACGGGTCTTCGATGCTTGGCGTAGCGCAACTGAACTTTAGCTAGGAAACAGCAATGTTTACTTTTCCGGTTGCTCACTTCGGCGGTGGCGTGGGTTTCACTATTGACCAAGCGATCCGTTTCAACGACGACGACAGCGCATACCTGAGCCGCACACCCGGCAGCGCAGGCAATCGTCGGACATTTACCTTTAGCTGTTGGGTTAAACGAGCAAATATTACCAGCGCGAACGCGCCGATATTCTCAGCCGGTGGTGATGACTGGCTTATGTTTCTCAGCGCCAACACGCTAGGCTTCAACACTGACGGGACAGGCAATTATCGCATAGTTACAAGTCAGGTTTTCCGTGATCCCAGTGCGTGGTTTCATCTCGTACTGCGTGTTGACACAACTAATTCGACCGCCGGAGACAGGCTGCGCCTTTACATAAACGGCTCAGAAATCACTTCTTTTGGAACGGACACGAACCCGACGTTGAACCTGGACACTGCGTTCAACAACACCGGCGAACACAACATCGGAAAACTCGTCGGTGCGTCACAGTATTTTGACGGCTACCTTGCCGAGATCCACCACGTTGACGCCAGCAGTCTCGGTCCAGACACCTTTGGGGAGCTGAACAGCGATGGCGTGTGGATACCCAAAAAGCCGAGCAATCTGTCATATGGAACGACGGGCTTTCACGTCAACGGTGCGGACAGTTCTGACCTTGGAGCAGATCAGGTTGGCTCAAATGATTGGACGTCAAATAACCTAGCCACCACAGACCAGATGCCGGATACGCCGACTCTAAACCATTGGACACTAAATCCCTTAGATAGTGGGGGGACATTAGCAAATGGTAATCTTCAAAACAAAGGTGGCAGTAGCACGAATACCCATGCCCCTGCCTTCCCAAAAACTGGCAAATGGTATGTCGAGATTGACTGTATTGACATCAATACTGGAACCACTGGCGCACATTTCTTCGGCATCTGCGATGCGTCAGTACCGTTTTCAGCAAGTTTCTCCGATCATGCAGCTACTAGCGCAGATCAAGAACGTGGTGGACAACTTCAGAAAAA